CGAGTACGCGTCTCGCGCACGCGCGCGCGTCTTGGTTTTATTTAGAAGAGTATTAGTAGTTTCTTCTATAGAAGAAGAATAAGAAGAAGAATAATAATAAATTATAGACGCCAAAACTATATCTTTAAAAAGATTAATAAAAATATTTATGAATGAAAAAGAAAAAAAGGATTTAATAAACAATTTATTAATTAGAAGGCTGAGAAAAATTAGTGAACCAATAAAAATTCAAACAAGAATAATTAAAAAAGACAGAGAAAAAAAAAGAATTGCATTAATTGATTTATTTGCAGTTAAAAATAATAATAAGAATTTTAACAATATTTATAAATATTAAAAAATGACAGAAATTGAAAAATTAAAAAAGCGATTAAAAAAAGTCTCACAAAAACCAAAATTTTTTAATGTTAGAATTTCGAAAGTAGAAAAAAAAAGAAAAAAGAGAATAATTCATAATCCTAAAGAATTTTCCGAGAAATATTTATATAATTAAGTAAGTATTGACAAATTAATTTAATCTATTAGATTTGATTGAGTGATTAATTCGTGTTCCATAGTTAATTGAACATCGCACGCGCGAATTTATTTAAAATAAAATGTTAAGCATACCTGAACAAGATAAAAAACTAAGTCGTCAAGAAACAATTGAAATATTAAACAATAATAAAGAGTCATTATTTAAAGATATTTCTAATAATTTATCTTACAGATTAATAGCAAATAAATATAATATACATTTAACAAATTTGCATTATTATTTAAATCTTGAAGAAAATCGCGAGCAAAAAGAAATCGCTCTAAAAATTGCAAGTTATGATTTATTAGAGTCCGCAGAAAGTGAATTATATAAAATTCAAGATGAGGCACACAATGCAACTGTTCGTCGTCAATGTGAACTATATCAACACAAAATTTATATTGCTAAATGTAAAAACCGCAAGGAGCTAGATTTAAACTATCGCGAAGATAAACAAGAAACTAATAATAATATTATAACTCCGCAACTTACACTAAAAGTTGTTAATAATTCAGATAATCAATTGAAAATCACAAATAATGATGAAAATAATTAAAATATCTTTATTAACATTAATTCTAATAACTTCTATTAATAATAATAGTTTTGCTAAATGTCATTGTGTTTGTATTAATCGCGAAGTTGTGCAGATGTGTGAATCTCAATATGATTATTATGCATATTGCTACAATAAAAGATGCTAACAATTATTAAAAGTTAATGCAAAATAATGTTGTAAACTTCGAATTGCAAGAAAAACAATCAATTTGCTGGACTTCGCCCGCTACTGAAATTTTGTATGGCGGTAGTGCTGGTGGTGGTAAGTCTCACGCAATGCGAGTAATTGCAATAATGCTTGCTTTTAGTGTTCCAAATCTTCAAATCTATTTGTTTCGTAGAGTATTCGCTGACTTGATTAAAAACCATGTCGAGGGTGCTACAGGCTTTAGGGCATTGCTCGCACCATGGCTCAAGCAAAAACAAGTAAAAATCACTGAAGAAGAAATAACGTTTCAAAATGGAGCAAAAATATATTTGTGTCATTGTCAGCACGAGAAAGATGTTTACAAGTATCAGGGGGCTGAAATGCAAGTTATTCTAATTGATGAATTGACACATTTTACTGAAAAGATTTACAAGTTTCTAAGAGGTAGGGCAAGGCTCGGCGGTGTTGTAGTGCCAGATAATTTAAAGCATAAACTTCCGTTAATTCTATGCGGTAGCAATCCTGGAGGAATTGGACACGAGTTTGTGAAGCAAATGTTCATAGATAACTGCGAGCCGTTGCAGGTTCGGAAAATGTCAAATGAAGATGGCGGAATGTTACGGCAATATATTCCTGCAAGACTTGCAGATAATCCAATTTTAGTGCAAAACGACCCGCTTTATGCCGATAAGTTGATGGGGCTTGGCGGTGCATTAGCTAAAGCAATGTTGGACGGAGATTGGGACGCTATCGAAGGGGCTTATTTTGATAATTACGATGCTTCTATTCACTCTATAGATTATGTAAATATACCCAATTCTTGGTTTAAAATAAGGGCTTTTGACTGGGGTTATTCTCGCCCTTTCTGTGTTTTGTGGGGTGCTGTATCTGATGGCTCGCTTGTTGATTGCGGAGGCATTAAACGAAGTTTTGCGAGAGGTTCAATTATTGTTTATCGAGAATTCTACGGCTGTACAGGTAAAGCAAATGAAGGCTTAAAAATCAATGTCCCAGAGATTTCTAAAACAATTAAAGAGCTTCAAATGGGGGAGAAGATGGATGCAATGGTTGCTGACCCAGCTATTTTTGATGTCTCAAGCGGTGAATCAATCGCAAATCAATTTGAAAAACAAGGAATCGGTTGGCTTCCTGCTGATAACAAGCGAGTTAATGGCTGGCAACAAATTAGAGCAAGATTTACAGGCAATGAAGATGGGCAACCTTTATTATATATTACTAAAAATTGTCGTAATCTACTTAGAACATTACCGCTTATGCAATATGATAATTCTAAGCCCGAAGATTTAAACACTGACTTAGAAGACCATGCAGTTGATACTTTACGTTATTTATGTATGAGTCGCCCAATTGTTCCAGCTGAGATTAAAAAACCTCTTACTCTTGAGGAATCAATAGCGAAAGAGTTGGAAGTTCAAAAGCTAATTGATGAGATAAAAAAACAAAATGAACTATTGACAAGAAAAAAATAATGTTTAACATAAAAGAATATGACAATGAATCAAATTGAAACACAAGACGAATTATCATCACTTACAGGCGAACGCAGGCTTGTTGATATTTGGCGTCGTGAAATTGACAATGCTAAAAAATATCACGATAAATCAAAAGCTGTTGCCAAAGAGTATCAAGATTTATATGAGTCTCAGGAACAAGAAGCAGAAACAAGAATATCATTAAAATCTAATTACCCAATATTTTGGAGTAATACTCAAGTTTTAAAACCCCTTCTATTTTCAAAACTTCCCAAAGCTAATATTACTCAATCTTTCTTTAATGTTGATGAGATTTCAAGAATAGCTAGTGAATTAGTTGAAAGATTAATTACTTATTTGCTAAAAGAATCTGATGCCGAAAATCAAATTGAGAAAATAAGAGATGCTTTTTTAGTTCAAGGAATTGGAATACCAAGAATTGTTTTTATACCGCCTGAACCAATTGAAATTAAAACCAAAAAGAAAAAAGGAAAACCAAAGATGGAAGATGATGGCGAAGATAATGGTGAATCAGAAAATGAAGATGAATCATCGCAAAAAGACACTTCTGAAGATATAACAGAAGGTGAAACCGAGGACACAGAGGAAGAAACATCTTACGAGGTCGATGAAGAAAAAAAATCATTTACTATTGAATTTGTTGACTATCAAGATTTTCTTAAATCTACAGAAAAGGAATGGAAGAAAATTAGATGGGTTGCATTTAGAAAATATTACTCGAGAAAAGAATTGATTGATTATTTTGGCAAGAAAGGCGAGAAAGTGCCAATGACTAATAATAAATTTGAATATCTTGGTGAACAAGAAGAAGATTTATATAAATTATGCGAAGTTTGGGAAATTTGGGACAAAGAAAATAAAGTATGTCATTTTATTACTTTTGCTGGTGATGGATATGTTTTGGATAGCCAAGAAGATGGTTATAATCTAAAAAATTTTTTCCCAATACCAATGCCAATGGGGCTTAATGAATCTAAAAAATTATTACCTGCTCCGTTATACTCAAAATATAAAAACCTTTGTGAAGATTTAACAGATATTCACGATAGAATCCAAAGTTTAGTCAAACAAGCTAGGTTTACAGGTGCCTACACTTCATTTGCTGAACAAAGCGATGTAGAAAATATAATGAATGGCGAGGATGGAGAATTTAAACCACTTAAAACCACTGCTAATATTGATGATGCTAGAAAGTTAGTTGTATTCAAACCCCTTAATGAAATTGCCAACACAATTACAGTTTTAAGAGCTGAAAAAATGGCACTTAAGCAAGATATTCAAGAAATAACTGGCTTGTCTGATATTGTGAGGGGTGCAAGTGTTGCTTCTGAAACTGCAACCGCACAGCAATTAAAAGGAAACTTTGCTATTAGTAGAATACAACCATTACAAAAAGAAGTTGAATTTACTATTAGGGATACATTGCGTTTATTAGCTGAATTAGCAGTTGAAAAAATGTCGATGAATGAAATTATTAAAATAACTGGTTTAAAAATTGTTGATGTTGATTTAATTATGAACCAAGCAAAAACTAGTATTGAATTACAAAAACAAGAAGCGATTTCCTTATTAAGCCCACAAGACCCAGATTATCAAAACAAAATAATGATGCTGGAACAACAAGCACAACAAGGATTACAAAATACATTTAAAGATTTACAAGACCAATTAAAAGGCTTTCATATTCAATTAAAAGATTTAAAGAAATTAGAAAAAACAATTAAAAGCGATAAACTTCGTTGTATTTCTATTGATATTGAGACCGATAGCACGGTAAAATTAGACCAAAATCAAGAAAAAATGGATAGAATGGAATATATTCGCACTATTAGCGGAACAATTCAATCTATGGTGCCAGCGGTTCAAACTGGAGTTATTTCAAAAGATGCCTTAAATGAATTTGTTATATTCGCATCTAAACCATTTAAAGTTGGTCGCAACCTTGAAAATTATCTTAAAAATGAAGAGCCAATCGAGGAAAAACCCGACCCGCAAGCAATGATAGCACAAGCTGAAATGGAACTTAGACAACAAGAATTAGAGCTTAAATCCCAAGAAATAATGGGTAGGTTAAATTTAGACCAACAAAAAGTAGATGTCGAAAAAGCCAAAGTCTTATCTGACCAAAATAAATTTGAGCAAAAGCTGGAATTTGAAGATGCTAATAAACAAGCCGACAGAGAAAGCAAGAGACTTGATATGAAGGTTAAAGCTGGAACTGAACTTGTAAATGAGCAAATTCGTAATGCTAACCAACAAATATAAATATAATATGCCATTAAAAAAAGGTTCATCAAATAAAGTTATTTCTGCTAACATTAAAAAAGAAATGAAAGCAGGTAAACCACAAAAACAAGCTATTGCTATCGCTTTGTCTAATGCTGGTAAATCTAAAAACATAAAAAAATAGGAGGACTATGAAAAAATCAACAAAAAAAGGCGGTAAAAAAGGCGGAAAAGGTTGCTAGTATGGTAAAAAAAACAGTTAA